GGCGCCCGAGCCGTAGTTAAGGCCGGTGCCTTGGCCGCCATACAGGCTATTCTGCTGCTGGCCATACATCGAGTTGTTGTAAGCGTAGTTGTTAGCGCCGCTCTGCACGGCATTGCCGATGCCCGAGGCAGCGTTGCCGTAGATGCTGGCCTGTGCGCCGCCGGCACTCGCTAGAGTTTGGGCCACACCCTCGCCTGTCCGCAGAGCACCCGCCGCTTGCCCGGCCGCGGAGGCTTGACCTTGCTGCACGACGGACATCAACCTGTTGTAGTAGGTACCGAACTCCTGGTTGCCTAACTGCTGGCCGCGCGCCTGCAAGGCCTTGAGCGTGGCACCTGAGTTTAGCATCCCTTGGGCTGCGGCATTGGACTGGACAGCCCGCATGCCCTCGTTATAGGCGAAGTCATAGCCGGGCGACTTCTGGAAGTTCGCCATGGCCGCGTTCGCCGCGTCCTGTCCCTGTAAGCCAAGCAGCGCCTGCGCCGGCGCGAGGGCGTTAGTGCCTGCCTCAGTGTATGGCGATAGGTCGGCCCGCATCTGAGCTTGGGCACGCTCCTGAGCCGCGATGGAAGCCTCGGAGCTTTCCTTGACGGCGTCCGACTGTTGGCTTGATGCGTATGCAGTTCCGGCGGCAGCAACGCCAGCCGCAGCGACGGCCCAGGGTATGACACGTACTCCTTATTCTGGCCTGAGAGGCAGATGCATGCGCCGGGCGCCGCTGATAATGCGATGCACGGTTGAGTAGTTGATCTCGAAGGCTCTCGCCAAGCTGCTGAGCTTGCTGCCCGTGGCAGCCCGACCTCTGATGTCCATCACCTGCGCAGCGGTCAGCTTCTTTCTGCCGCGATCCTTGCGTGCCTTGTCGGCGTGGTTCTCATCGTTCGTGCCGCTAGTCAGATGGTCGGGGTTCACACAGAGCGTCTGGTCGCATCGGTGCATGATGTGATGCCCTTCGGGGATAGGCCCATGGGCAGCACGGAATGCTACGTGATGAGCCAGCACCATCTTACCGCCCAACCGCACTTGGCCATAAGAACGCGGCTTGCCGGGAGCCTTATTGGTCGTCCCTTCCCACAACATGCAGCCTGTGTTCGGCTCTGGTATCGCCCTCGTCTGAACGATTGCCGCGACCTCATCGAAGGTCAGATGCCGGGTATTGTCGGCCATGTAACTTCCCTTTGCTGCTATGGCATTTTGCCACAAAGCTTGGGTTGTCACGCATCCACAATGTGGTGTTCTTCGTGGATCAGGTCCGCTTCCCCCTCGCCCTCGGCGATGGAGTGAATGCACAGGATCATCATGTCGTCGGTCAGCGCCAGGAAGCGATGCTTCGCCTCAGCCTTGATGTGCAGGATGTAGGGCGCTTCGTAGTCGCCCATCAGCACGTCGTCACACCAGACGCGCACCGAGCCCTGCACCAGCGCGGAGAAGTGGGCGTAGTGATGGCTATGCTGCGGAATTAGGGTACCCGCGTCGGGGACACGCATCTCCTTGATGAACACGCCGCCCGCCATATGGATGGCACCATAGGGCTGCCGTTCTGCGCGCTTCATGCGTCGGCACTCCGAAGGGTGACGATGAGCGTCACGCGCTCTGTCGTCCCGTGGTTCAAGACGGAATGGGTCACGAGATTGTCGAACTCCCAGATCTCGCCGACCCGGAACACGACCTCGTCCTCGCCGCAGGTGTTGACGCACCGGGCATTGGCCTTGAGCGGCACATAGAACTTGCGATTGTAGTAGCGGGCCGACCACGCGGCGCCATCGACATGCGGCTTGATCTCGCCGCCGGCGGGGATGCGGCTGATAAGAATGCCGCCCAACTCGACGCCGCAGCACATCGCCATCAGGGAATGCACGACCGGCTGAATGGAAGGCAAAGCCTGCCACGCCGGGTAGAAGACAGGCCGGTTCTCCCGCAGGTAGTCGGCTGGCTCGCGCAGCGACGCGTGCGGGAAGTAGCGGATCCAAATATCGCCGGTGCCGGCCATCGGCCCGGCATTGTCGGCGGTGCGCTCGCTGTGCTCATTCCAGAGCGCCGGATGGGCCTCCAGCTCTGCGAGGATCGGCGCCACATCCAGGCCCGCGTGGACCAAGGTAAAATGCTTCATGGGGTCTCCAGCGCCACGATGCGCGCCTCCAGCGCCGCCTGCCGCTCGGCCAGCGCCTGCAGGTACTCCAGCCACACCACCGTCACGTAGCCGTCGGGCGTGACCAGCGGCGCGGCCGGCGGGCGCAGCGTGCCAGAGTTCGGGGCGGCCATCAGACCGCCCCCGGGATTACGTCGGCATCTACACCAAATATTGTAAGCCGGCCCGTGCCGCTGAGCCGCAGCGAGCGCTGCCGAAAGCTGCCGAGGCGGTTGTAGACGACGCGGTGCAAGGTATCGCCGGACGCGCCAAGTTCGAGCGGCCGCTGCGCGCTCCAGTTCAGCCCGCCGTCGTCCGACCAGTCGAGCGCCATGGTGTAGGGCTGCCCGACCGTGCCGACCTCCATCTCCACCTCCAGCCGTGACATGAAGGCCCGCGGTCCATGCGTGACGATCGCCGGCAGTACGGCCTGGCGGTAGAGGTAGGCCTGGTTGTCCTGGCCGAGGTCCGGGTCGAAGGCGAAAAGCCCGCCGATCGTGGCGTCGCCGAGGAGCGTCACCGTGCCCCACTGCACCGCGCACTCGGCCCGCCAGCGCCCAAGCCCGTCCGGCGCGCTGCTGCGCTCGTGCCAGACCTTGGTCTCGGCGTCATAGACGAAGGTCCGGCCACCGCCGGCCGCGTTGGGCAGGCTCAGGCTGTAGCAGGCATGCCCCTCGTACACGAAGGCGCAGGCGGTGATCTCGGCGACGTTCAGGTAGCGGGACAGCTGCTCCTCGATCGGGTGGGTGCTGATCCGCACGGCCTGGTAGCCCTGCGTCCGGTAGACCACCCGGTCGGAGCCGAGGAAGAACAGCGAGCCGTCGATGCTGGTGAGCGTCGGGTAGGAGCCGAGGCCGGCCTCCAGCGTGCTGCCGGCGCGCTCCCGGAAGGGGAAGTCCGCGGCGCCGGCGTCGTACCAGACGCTCGAGCTATCCTGGCCGAACAGCCAGAGCTCGCCGTTGTGGACCACGGCCTTGCGCACATAGTCGGGCCGGCGGGCGCTCTGCGAGTAGTCCAGGCTGTCGAAGTTCAGCCCGGTCAGCAGGTTCGAGCAGAAGAAATACTCGCCGGTGAAGCTGGTGAAGACGAAGTAGCCATCGATCGTGGCGACCGAGGAGGCGCCCTCCGGCGGGAAGTTGCCGTTGCCGGTGGTGATCTCCTGCAGCAGCCCGTTGTGGTTGCAGACATAGGCCCGCGGCGGCACCACGATCACCGTCTGGTCGGCGCCCACGGCGATGGTCGGCCGCAGGTCCGTCTGGGACGGGCCGGCGTTCAGGACGCCGATGTCGCCGAGGTCCACCGGGGCGAAACCGCCGGCCTGGATGCGGTAGGCGTGCGAGCCGCTGATGACGTAAAGGTAGGCCGGGATCGACGCCATGGCCCGGATCGGGCCGTTGCCGACCGCCTGGACCAGGCGCAGCCCCGGCGTGGGCTTGAGCATGAAGGGCGAGCGGCTGCCAGGCGGCAACGGCTCGGCCATCATGTTGAGCAACCGCGCCGCGCTGCCGGGCCGCGACGTCAGCTCATAGCTCTGGCTGGCGAGGGGCAGCGGCGCGAGCGGCATGCCTCAGAGCCCGCCCCAGTACCAGGTCGGCGCCGTCGTGTAGGTCAGCGTCAGCACCTCGCTGGTGCGCAGGACGAAGCCATTCGGGACAGAGTTCACGTTGACCAGCGCCCCGTTGATCCGCACCTGCACGCCGCTGCCGCTCTCCAGGAAGATGCGCAGGTCGACGCCGGTCGAGTTGGTGAACGGCGTGCCCGAAGCCGGCACCGCGGGGGCGGTGATGGATATCGGGTTCATGCCGGGGTTGTTGCGGAAGCCGTTGCCCACGCCCAGGATAGTGCCGGCCTTGGGGTTGTTCACCGTCGAGAAGATGTTGCTCTCGACCACGATGTTGGTCCCCGGTACCTGCACGAAGATGCCGGCGGCGCAGTTGCGGATCGTGTTGCCGTAGATGTGGACGACGTCGCTCGGCGTCGTGTTGAAGTTGACGAAACACCCGTTCGGGCCGGTCAGCCCCTCGGCGCGGCAGTTCGCCACGATCACGTCAAAGGCGTTGATGAGGTCGATGGCCGGGATGCTGGTGGTGTTCGCGTTCGGGGTGAACTGCACGTTCTGGATCGTCGTGTACATGCCGCTGTCGACGCGGATGCCGAACCCCACCGCCTGGTCGATCAGGCTGTCGGTGACGCTGGTGTAGGTCGGCCGGACCGCGATGCCCGTGCCCTGCTGGATGATGACGCCCGCGCTGCAGCCGGCGATCACCATGTGGCTGATCTTCATGGCCTGGCTGTCGTTCTCGACCACCACCGCCGTGCCATCCATGCCGTAGATGGTGCAGTAGGCCAGGATGCAGTTGATCGCGCGGCGGAAGTAGATGCCGACCTGCGGCCCACCCGTGCCCTGGTTGACGATCTGGTAGTCGACGATCGTCGCATGGTGAACGTAGTCATTGTCCACTGAGCTGTGGATCCGCGAGCCGCCGGCCGGGTAGACCGAGGTCCCGACGGAGCGGATGTGGCGGATCGAATGGCTCAGGCCACGGTCGATCTCGATCGGCATGGACACGCCCTGGAAGGTCAGGCCCTCCAGATCGGTGAAGCGGCAGAGGCGCAGGTAGACGCCCTTGGTGCCGGCCGCGGCCTGCTCGAAGTTGATGTGGGCGATGCTGATCTGCGCCACCGTCTCGCCCGCATTCAGCATCTGCACGCCGGCCATGGAGGCCGAGGCCAGGACGAGGGTCGAGGACACGCCGCCCATGCCCTGGAGCCGGACATAGGGGCGGATGGTCAGCGACGAGAGCAGCTTGAAGCGGCCCACCGGCAGGAGGACAGTGCCGCCGCCGGCCGAGGAGGCCAGGTTGATCGCCGCCTGGATCGCCGGGCTGTCGTCGGTGACGCCGTTGCCTGTCGCGCCGTAGGGGTAGAACACCTTGCCGGTGTTGACGTAGTCGCGGATCGCATCGGGCGTGAAGTAGCCCGTGCCGGCCTGGCCGACGCCGGCGAAGCGGCTGGAGGACGTGACGGTCCCGGCCGGGCCGAGGGCCGCGAGGTCGGTCGAGACGTAGGCCTTGATCGCCGCCGCGCTGATCTTGCCCGAGTTGGCGCGCGTCGCCGGGAAGACATCGTTGTCCTGGACCGCGCCGAGGTCGGGCAGCTGGGAAATGCGAAGGCCATCGGCCATGGTCAGAGCTCCACCAGCAGGTCGGTCTCGGTGAGGATGGGGCGGTCGTCTTCGGTCAGCAGGAACAGGTGCTGGACCGGGAAGCCGGGCCGGTGGCGCAGGTGCAGGATGCCCTCGGCCACCACGGAGAGGTCGTCGAGGTAGTCCACCAGCACGGTCCAGCGCAGCCGGCCGCGCCAGTCGGCGGCGGTGCCGCGGGGGATGATGAAGTCGATCCCGCCCGGGCGATCGGTCGCCGTGGCGAAGGTGCTCCAGAGCACCGAGAGCGGCGTGGGACAGGGCGCGCCGTAGTCCCGCCAGCCGGTCGGGTGAGGCCCGTCCGAGATCACCAGCTGCACGCGCGGGCCGATGCCGAGCAGGTCCAGGCGCTCGCTGTCGGGCCGGTCGGCCTCGACCAGGGTCAGGCGCAGGGTGAAGTCGTCGCCGGTCGACAGCACGAGGTCGCGGCGGGGGATGTTGATCGGGCTGCGGCGCAGGAGCGGCAGCGTCATGGCGAGGACGGTCACCGCACGTTCTCCAAGTCATCCCAGCCGGGCGGGTTGGGCATGTCGGGCGGTTCGTCGTAGCAGGGAGGCAGGCCCAGCCAGCGCATGCGGGCGTAGGCATCGCGCTCCTCCTGCGCGGTATCCGCCATCCAATAGGCGTCGAGTGCGGCCTGCTGCCGCGGCGTCGGCTCCATCAGAAGTACACGGCCCGGACCGGCTCGCCCTCGCTCGGCAGCGCCGTGACCTGCGCCAGCTCGCGCATGGCCCGCACATCGGCGGCGGGGTCGGCCGGGAGCCCGAACTGCGGGGCCACCAGATTGGCGGCCATCATGATGTATGGGCCCTCGACAAAGTCCGGCAGGTCCCAGACGGTCCAGCGCGTCTTGCCGCGGGCGTCGAGGTTGGCATGCACGTCCATCACGGCCTGCTCGGCGATCTGCGGCGCGCCGACGATCAGCGACACGCGGCGAATGCGGCCCTCGATGGCCTCCAGCTGCGCGGGGTCGGTCGTCTTGCCGTAGGCCGGCGCCAGGTGCATCGCCACCAGGCGCACCACCTCCTCGGCCACGGCGGCGGGGATCGCATCGGCGCTCCACCCGACCAGGCCCTGAGCGATGAGGCTGTCCGCGATGTGCCGGACCTTCTCCTGCGCCAGCGAGGCGTCGGCGGGGGCCGGCGTCTCGTCGGCAGCGATCACGCCGAGCCACTGCAGGGCCTCGCGCGCGACCGTCTCAACCGTCACCGGAGCGGACTGCCCCGGCCGGTCGGAGGCCGCCACGGCTGCGATGCCGAGGCGGCGGAGTACCCGAGCCCCGAGGTCGGAAACCGTGGCGGCCATCGTCAGACCTTCTTCTTGGCAGACGGCGCGTCAGGCTTCGGCGGCGCCTCGACGCGCGTGGTGCCCTCAGCCGCGGGCTCGACGCCGCCCGGCTTGTGCTCCTCCGTCACCACCACATCGGCCGGCGGCTTGCCGGTGCGGGTGGTGCCGTCGACCGTATAGCCGTCGGCAACGGTGCCATCGGCCTCCATGGCCTCCTTCGCCAGCGTGTTCTCCTCGATGCTGCCACCGAGGCCACCGCGCGCGGCCGTGACGGCTTGGCCACTAAGCCGAACTTGGGCGCCGCGGGACGGCAGCCGTTCACCTTCCAATTTTACGCGATCTTCCGGCATGTCTGCCTCCTGAGGTTGCTTGAAACACCCCGGAGGCGATGCGCCGGGGCTAGAGTAGCAATCCGATCCGCTGCGCAAATGCGATCGGGTCG